AGATGACGGATTCGCACTCCCTCCACTGGCAATTGAACCTCTCTATGTCGATGCCGGATACGTTCCTAGTGGGAGATTGTTTCTTGATGAACTCAAGGGGATTCAGGATCGAGCCAAAGTGAGGAGAGAAACTATAGGAGCAAAGGTCGAGGCCGCCGCTCAGATGGTCAATGATAGTTCCGATCAGTGGATCGTATGGTGTGGTTTGAACAATGAGAGCAACGCAATGGCAAAGGCGATTGATGGCGCGGTTGAGGTTCAAGGAAGCGACTCGCTAGATTACAAGAGCGACCAGCTCGAAGCATTCCAAGAGGGAAAGATTCGCGTTCTCGTCACCAAGCCGAAGATAGCTGGGTTAGGGATGAACTTCCAGAACTGCCACAATATGCTATTCGTCGGGCTGTCTGATTCGTGGGAATCGTACTACCAGGCAATCCGCAGGTGCTATCGCTTCGGGCAAACGGAACCGGTCAATGTCAAGATCGTGCTCGCTGACATCGAGAAAGACATCTTCGCTAACGTGATGCGAAAGGAAGGACAAGCCAAAATCATGACTGAAGAACTCATCAAGAACGTCCAGCAATACGAGAAAGACGAGATCGAGGAAGCGGCGGCTGTTGAATTCAATTACGCAGAGTCAGAGGAGATTGGTGAGGGATGGCGTATCAAGTTAGGCGATAGCGTTGAACGTCTGAGAGAGGTAGACACGGATAGCGTCGGGCTGTCCGTCTTCTCTCCACCATTCCTATCTCTTTACACGTACAGCCCGACTGAGAGGGATCTCGGGAACAGCAAGACGCCCACTGAATTCTTCCATCACTTCCAATACATCATCGACGATCTGTTGCGAGTGACAGCTCCTGGCCGTAACTGTGCTGTACACGTTGCTCAAGTCCCAGCAACGAAGATCCATGACGGATACATCGGCTTGAAGGACTTCCGTGGTGACGTTATCAAGGCGTTCGATGATCGCGGATGGCACTATTATGGCGAGGTATGTATCGACAAGGATCCGCAGGCGCAGGCTATCAGGACGAAAGCCAAGTCGCTGATGTTCGTTACGCTCAACAAAGACTCATCTGCTCTCCGTCCTGCGCTGGCAGATTACGTTCTCGTTTTCAAGAAACCAGGAGATAACACAATGCCTGTGACTCCTGTTGAATCTGGGGAGATGGACAACAACACGTGGATCGAATGGGCGAGGCCGATATGGTACAACATCCGAGAAACGCATACGCTGAATGTGCGAGTGGCCCGGACAGAGAAAGACGAGCGCCATATCTGCCCGTTGCAACTTGAGACAATCGAACGATGCGTGAAGTTGTGGAGCAATCCTGGCGACTTGATCCTTGACCCGTTCGCTGGGATCGGATCGACTGGCTACGTAGCCATCGAACACGGTCGAGAGTTCGTCGGGATTGAACTGAAGCCAGAATACTATGCGGTGGCGGTGAACAACCTATACGCAGCACAGAAGGCAGCAAAGCCGTTGGACCTATTCTCGGAGGTGCCAGATGCCGAAGAAGATCCAGATAGCGTGTGAGGGTGCTGCCATCGTATCACTTGACACAAACCCCCATTCGTAGTATCTTAGCTTAGAAGACGAAGAAGAGCGTTCTAGACGAATGCCCCTCGTATTGAGGGGCGTTTCTGTTTTGAGGGGGAGAAAGTGAGCTTTCAGAATATGCTCGAACGCGGCCTCGGATCTGCTACACGAGGCGTCGAAAGACCAGACACCATCACAGCTGTGATAGAGAACGCAGGCGCGACTGTCAACCGCCCTCGATACTCAGCCGACCTTATTCCCGCATACCGTGTAGGCACGTGGGCGAATGCTGCAATCAAAGCCATCGCCCGGGCTTGTGGGCGTGTTCCTATCATCGCTGTCAGTATGCCGAACAAGCGGCCGAAGATAGCAACGGTTCAGGACTTCAAGTCGATGCACGGCATCCCCAACTATGCAGAGGCTTTCGAGGAATGGGTGAAGTTTGAAGGTGGCAAGATCCTCGACGGTGGACACAAGATGGTTGACCTGCTCAACAATCCGAACGATGACGCCGAACTCACGCGATACGATTTGATCTTCGCCACCTCTGCCTACATCGACCTGGACGGCAATGCCTACTGGGAGAAAGTGTTCGCGTCAGAGCGTGAGAAAGAAGTCACGTCTATTTGGCCGAAGATCGACCCACGGCAGATGCTCCCCATCCCCGGTGAGAAGCTAATCGACGGCTGGGTATTCTACGGCGGCGGGCGTGTCGTCTATCTCAAGAAGAATCACATCATCCACTTCGAGGAGTTCAATCCTGAGAATCCTTGGTTCGGGCTGGGCGCTACAAAGGTGCTGAGGTCCGTCCTGATTGGTGACGTTCGTGCGCAGGATTACAACCGCATGTTCTTCGAGCATCAAGCGGAGCCCTTGGGTTTGCTCAAGACTGACAAGGTAGTGACTGATACCGTTGCCAAGAAAATCAAGCGCCGATGGGACGAAAGCCATCAAGGGACGGGCAGAGCTTTCCAGACTGCCGTACTCGGGAGTGGCTTCGAGTATCAAAGGACAGGGCTCTCGCACAGTGAGATGGCATTTGAACAGCTTCGCAAGATGAACCGCGAAGAGATCCTCGCCGTGTACGGTGTGCCCCCTATCATGATTGCACAAGCACGCGATCAGGGATTGAATCGCGCAGTCGCACAGATCCAAGAGGAGATCTTCTACGAGAATACCGTCCTGCCTCGCCTTCAGTTGCTCCAATCGAAGATCAACTACGGGCTGATGAAGGACGATCCGAAAGTGATGCTGATGTTCGATCTCTCCACCATCGAAGCTCTACAGGAAGACATGGAGCGCAAGGCGCGGGTAGCGCGATTCCTGAAAGAGCAACCACTCACAATGAACGAGCGGCGAGAGTTCCTGAACATGCCTGAAGCGACTGGAGAGCTTGTCAATTCCATCCTAATGACTGGACCGGCTGAAGTAGCCGGCACGGTTCTCTCCTCAACAAGGGCGCGCGGTAGGAGTCGGCGATACGGCAAGGACGTTCCACTTGCCGGTGATCCTGCCGCGTATCTCCCTGATGCTCATGCGTCGTTGGTAGATCAACGCGCAGTGCATACGAACAACATCCCCGACTTGATGAAAGAGGGTGGAGAGCGTGCCAGAGGATTATCTTTGGAGATCGGGTTTGAAGTGCCCGAGGAGTGGATTGGCCGGTACAACTTCCAGCGGTCAATAGATTCCTATGTGAATGAACGCCTTGGGCATAACGTCGGGAGAGGAATTGTCAACAGCATCGACACAGAGACACGGAAGCTAATCTCCAACACCATCAGCTCGGGAATGAGAGAGGGTGAAGGGGTCGAGGCCATCGCTCGAAGGCTTCGGGGTCAGTTCGACGATATGAGCATTTCACGCAGCCGAACGATCGCACAGACTGAGATCCACGGCGCGGTTGAGACAGGCCAGTTCGATCTCTACAAAGGCGTAGGCGTGCCGAAGAAGCGATGGCTGGCACATCCTGGACAGCTCAACCCCCGAGACTGGCACATCGAAACCGACGCTAAGTACGTGGACGGAATCCCGATGGAGTCATTCTTCATCATGTCCGTCACGGGTAACGCTATGAATCATCCTGGCGACGGCGCGGGGTTGGCTGTCGAAGTCATCAACTGTCATTGCGATCTCGTTCCGATGAACGACGAAGGCAAGGCAGCGAGCTACACGCTAAAGAGTTTCACGGATTGGGAACAGGCTCTGCTTGAAGAAGGTGCAGGGGCGCGATATATGGCGGCACTGGTGGCCTTCTTCCAGCGCGAGAAGAAAAGGTATCTCGATCATTTCTACACGCTCGCGGGAGCGGAGGAGGAGTCATGAAAAGAAATCGATTGGGTCCAGTACTTGCAACGCTGCTTATCTTGGGTGTGTTCGCATTCCTATTTGCTGGTAGCGCGCAGGCTGCGCTGGACAGAACGGATTACGCCGGAGGGCGGTACTTCACGGATTCACACAATACCGTCATCTTCGGAATTGAGAGTACAGGGATTATCGACCTCGTTGGTGGCGCTGTACTAGATAACGCAACCGACGAAGACCGATTGGCGATTGCAGAGACGTACATCGACCTGGCAGGTATTGTCGGGTTTACTGGTGCCATAACGATCACGGGCAATCTCTCGGTAGATGGAACTCTGATTATCTTGGATGGCAGTACATCAGTCCGCGGCATTAGTGCGGGGTTCGTAAGCCTTGAATCGCCTGCGAATCGATTCGGATCAGACGCGGCTGTATACATGTCGATTGCTACCACAGCGACGACAGGTATCACAGCAATCACTCACACCGGCTCTGCTCCTGTAGTTACCTGGACAGCGGACGGATTCGACTTTGCAGGCCCGATTGCCCTTGATGCGATCACGGCTGTTGGCAACCTCTCGGTAGATGGCACGACTGCACTCGTTGATGGGAGTACGTCTACCCGTGAGGTCAGTGCCGGATTCACGAGTCACGAGTCGCCGGCAAACCGTATGGGTTTGAACGCCACTGAGTACATGCAGATCGCCACTACGGTGACAACTGGTATCACTGCGATTACACATACTGGTAGTGCACCTGCGGTTACATGGACGGCTGACTCATTGGATTTGGTTGCTCCTCTTACTCTCAGCAGCGTTTCTACTATTGGCCTTGAGATCTCAGGCGCAAATACTACTCACGCCATCAGCATCTCTGCAGCACAGGTAGGCTCTGGCCTCCACATTGGAGACACGTGGAAGCTAGGAATGTCTGATGGTGCTATCAATATCGGCGGCGATGCTACTATCGCATTCGGATCTGTCGCAGACAGCGTTATAGTCAAGCGCGTTGATGTATCAGCTCAGATGAGTGTGGTAGATAAGTACGTTATGGGTACATATCAGACTTTAGGCACATCGGGTGCTGGTCCTGGGACATCTATTCAGCATGGCATCTGGATGGGCGACTATACCAAGCTGACGATCGCGCATGATACTACTGATGCCTATGCAACTCGTGGACGAACATTAATTTCAGACACGATTGAAGGGAATCAGTTCATCGGCGTAATGGGTCAGTTTGAAGTAACTGGAGCAGCGACACTCGACGCCACGGGCGGCGGGTATGGTGTCTACGGTAGCATCACATCGTCTGGTAGCGGAACTTCCAACAGGAATGTAGCTGCTGGCTACTTCACGATGCGACCAAATACCATTGACCTTGCAGGAGACCAGTATGCTGTCGTAGCGGACATGGGCGGCTCTGGATACTGCGATTACGGATTCGGTGCGAATGTAGGGAACAACAATACGGCAGCAGCTATTCGAGTTCAGACTACCGATTCGGCTGTCCTTCCTATTGGTCTACTGTTCACTGCAACGTCTGGATCGATTACTAGAGAAGTTCAAGGCCAGAATGGAGAGACGTTAGACAACGCAACTGATGGATTCTGGAACGCTCAAGCTCCTATCACGAGCTACGCTCAGTCTACGGTGTTGAATGATCGGCACCGAGTCACCGTCGCTGAGATCAACGCAGGGCATGAGCTGTTGCCTGCAATCACAGGACGGGCCTATCGTATTGTGTCTGTCACTGCGATTGCCTATGGCGGCGCAGTTGGAACAACGACAACGGTAGATATCCTTGGAACGCAAGCGGCAGGGTCCGTGAAGCTCGTGGCATATGCTCAGGCGAGTCTGACACAATCAACAGTTCTTAATGCTGGAGATGCTGGCGCGGCGGTCCTAGCTGATGGGGCTTCGTTCGCTGTATGCGATGCGGCTACCGCGATTACCATTAGCAAGACTGGCGGCGATGCTGATACGGCTACTGGCATAGACGTCATCATCACGTACGTCATCGAATAGTGAACTCCGAGAGGGGCTTCGGCCCCTCCTTGGAGTGGGAGTGAATATGCCCAAGAAGACAGAAGCACCGAAAGAGACAGAAGCACCGAAGGCTAAGACTTGCAGGATGTGTACTGCGGTCAATAAGCCGGGAGCGAAAGTATGCAGGATGTGCGGGGCGAAACTGTGACATGAAACGAATATGCCCGAAGTGTCAGACGGTAGTCGCCGCTCACGTCACGCGTTGCCCTCAGTGTGGCCGGCGCATGGAGCGTAAGGGAAAGAAGATCGTAACGAAGGGGGGAAGATGAAGCCGATGGGCGTGACCGAAGTTCAGATCGTAGGCGAGAGCAAGCATTTGGTCTTGTCTCGTGAGGCGCTTGAGCATGCGCTGAAAGAGGGAACGGTGGAAGCCCTCTACAAGTTTGGAGTCTACGAACGCGAAGCCGCTCTTCAGGGTGGTAAGCGAATCGAATTCACTGGCGACTTCTTGCATCCAGGGCGCCCGACCGCTCAGTCTGTGATCTCGTCTGCTGAGGTAGATCGTGATGGTGACGTAATTGAGTCTGGCGGCATGATCGTGACTGAGAACTTCATGAAGAATCCCGTAGTCCTTCCTAGCCACATGCACTCATTCCCTGTTGGATTCGATCAGGCGATCGTCTCTACTGACTCGCGTGTGTGGGCAAAGTGGGAATGGACTTCTGACCTACCCGATACGCAAGGCGCTGTCTATCAACGACTGTGGGAAGCGCATGCCCTCAACTGTACGTCGATCGGATTCATCATCAACGAATGGAGCTCGCCTGACGACATCCCTGGATGGAAGTTCATCGAGTGGGAAATTCTCGAACATAGCCCGGTTGTCATTCCTGCGAATCGTGAGGCAATGCGAACGGATGGCATCAAGTCATTCTTGAAAGGTTATGCCGAGGTCGTGATGGAAGGCCCGTCGCCATTGGTCAAGGAAATGATTGAGAAGAATCGAGATCTATTCCTCCCGAAACAAGTGGCTATCGGTGGAGATGGTGAAGCTGGCTCGTTCGACATCCGATCCCTTGCCGCACCGGATCAATCAGTGGCGATCAAGGAGGTTCCTGTGGAAAACGAAGAATCTACGTCAATCGGAAAGGCTGAAGTTACCCTTTCTATCGAAGTGAAGACCCCTGACGTGGAAAACGTCGAACCGGTCGAAAACGATGCCGACATTCAGGCCTCTGTGCCAGCTGAAGACGAACAGCCTGCCAAGGATACGGACGCTGAGGAAACCACCGTAGAGTCGCTCAGAGCGGCGCTGGCGTGTTCCTTAGGCGCGAGAGGGCAAGACGCCTCTGAAGAGGCCTATAAACTCGCTGCCGATGCACTTTCGAAGCTCGAAGAGGGAGATATTCCCGAATGGAAAGATTACTCACCTGAAGAACTGTTCATTCTGTTCCCCGAACAGTATGCAGAACTGATGGTGAATGAAGATTGGACGGAAAACCTCGAGCACCTGTGTTCGGCGTGGTCTGCGGGAACCCTGAGCAAAAGGGAGTTCACGTTCCTGGTGCGCTTGCTCATCACCTCCAGCATGGAAGCCGTGCAACAACAGGCCGAGGAATTGGAAGACGTGGTGTCGATTCTGGCATCACACATTGTAGTTCACCAATAGGAGGTGACCTGTTATGGACAAAACCTTAACAGATGAGCAGCGCAAAAAGTTAGTTGATGCCGCGCTCAAAAAGGTCAAGGAGGGTGACAAAGCGCCTGACACCATCGAGGTTGAAGGTGTCACGTACCAGCTCTCTGTGAAAGATCCAACGAAGATTGAGACGGTCGATGATTCCAAAGCGACGGAAACGGATGCCGATAAAGGCGCGTTCCGCACAGCCTCGGCCATTCGTCCGCAGGGTATCCAGCGAGACGATGTCAAGAACTTCAAGTTCGCCAAAGCGCTTCAGGCGTGTTGGCGAAGGAACTGGAGAGATGCAGGTTTCGAGAAAGAGGTGCTTGTCGAGACGAAAGCCCTTAATACCGAAGACGACTCTGCGGGTGGTTTCCTCGTTCAAGATATCCTTTCGCCTGAGCTGATTCCTCAGTTGTACGCGAATACGGTTGTGAGGAATCTTGGGGCCACGGTTTACCAGATGGATAATGGCGAGAAGCTAGGGATCACTCGCATGCTATCTGGGGCGACCGCGTACTGGCTTGATCAGTCCACGGACAAGACGGAAAGTGAACCAACCTTCCAGATGATCTATCTCGATCTACGCGAGTGCATTGGGCTTGTGCCAGTTCACGAACGGCTGATCAAGTTTGCTAAGCCTTCCATTGAGACCATCGTTCGACAAGATCTGATGAAGCAGTTGGCTCTTGCCGAAGACCTCGCCTTCTTACAGGGAACGGGTGGCGTGCAGCCGCTTGGTTTGCTGTCTCAGGCAGGCGTGACGAACAACACGACTCTGATGGGCACAGACGGGCGAGCGCCTATCTGGACGGACTTCACCCAGATGATGTATCAGATCGAACTCAACGATGGTACGTATACCGGTTTCGCCATGCACCCTCGAACGCGCAATACGGTTCGAACGCTGACGGACGGTAACGGTCGGCCGCTGTACTTCGATGGCTCGATTCAGGGCGGTATTCCTGGCAAGCCGATCTTTGGGAATGATGTTGAAGTCTCCTCGAAGATTTCTATCGCGCAAACTCAGGGCGGTAGCTCTGATGCTTCGTACATGATCCTTGGGAACTGGCCTGCATATGCAATCGGTGAAGCTGGGGCGATTGAGATTCGCGTGTCGGAGCATGAGAAGTTTAGCTCTGACCAGATGCTCATTCGTGCGGTCCATTACGTTGACGGCATTCCGAAACAGCCGGAAGAGTTCTACATCGTTTCCGGCGTGACTACCTAGGAGGTAACAATGAGACGAAACTTTGACGATTTCGCACATGATGGAATCTTGCTTCCTGCGCAGACGATTGCGGGTAGCGGATCGGAAGTCAATGGAACCGGTGTGGATATGAAACGCTGTCGTACTGGCGTTGTTCTGTTCACGCTTGGAGCCATTGACGCGGCAACTGATGTCTCGGTTATGGTGCAGAAGTCTGATGACAACTCAACGTGGGAGGATGCAATCGATTCCGCGTTGGCGTTTGATCAAGACTCTGCAAATGTGACCGTGACTCAAGAGGTCATCAACATGGAGCGGTATTGGAGAATTCAGTACACCGTTACCAACGCAAAGGACTGTTTGATGGGTTGCGCCGGTGTCGGTTGGGATTCCCCAAGCCTTCCAGTCAGCTAGGAGGATTAGATGAGTCTTGAAACAGGGTGGCCTACAGCGGCTGAAGTCGCTCTTAGAGCGAAGATCACCATAGATGTCGACAAGAAAACGACATACAGTCTTGATGTTGATTCTTTGCTACAGGATGCCTATCGGCATGTCTGTGAGCACTGTGGCCTCTCACGCACCCTTGGCTTTGACTCATCTGATATTGAAAACGAACTACATGAAGCGGGTGAACGCATCTTTTTGCGCCACCCGCCGATTGTATCTGTTGATGAAGTCCTGTGGGATGAATCTGCTCTCACAGTCAACGAAGACTACTGGGTTGAAGACGATCATATCTACGTGCCACTGAGGACATACTCTCTCGAACGAACGCACCCGTTCCGGCGATTGCCTCAGCATGTAGACATTTCGTACACGGGCGGATATTCCGACGCTGGAGGGGATGACGACATTGCCATCCCGCGACCGTTGAAAGAGGCTGTCATTGAGGTCGCTGTTATCTGGCTGTTGAAGATTGACGAAAGGTATCGGCTGAATCGGAACGCACAGAAGACATCAATCGGCAAGTACAGTGCAACGTTCTTGCCCCAGATCGAGGAGCTTGCAGAAGTTGAGCGACGACTCAGAACCTGGATCGTTGGGATGTGAAATGATTGGACTCAATGAAACGGTGGACAAGTATCGTCCGACATGGGCTGAGAGTGATGAGGGTGAGGATGTTCTCACCATTCCAGGCACGGCGACCGCATCCGATTTGGAGTGTCGCGTCGTCACTGTCTCGCTCGCAGATAAGGCCCACATGGAAGCTATCGGCCTCCACTACGGCGAAGAGAAAGTGTATGTCTTCTTATTCGATGACGGAACCGATGTCGTTGTCGACGATCATCTCTTGTATGGGAGTGAATACTACCGCGTCCTGACAGCAGAGGATCCCGACAAGATGGGCCATCACCTTGAGGTGTTGGGTGTTCATGTTCAAGGAGTGACGGCATGAGACCGGGAACTTACTGGAATCCTGCGCCTTTCAAGGCACAGGTACAGAGGAATGCGGTTATTCGTATTCGCCGTGCTGTTGTGCTGGCAGTGGCAACAGCCAAGACGAATATGCAGGAGCTTGGAGCCGGAGTGCCTTCGGCTGCCGGTACTTATCCTGCTGTTCAATCTAGCACTCTACGAAGTGAGATCACGTTCGAAGTGGAGATCAATTCGCAAACTGTTGTCGGGAAATTTGGCATCATGCCGACCAGGAATTCAGGGACGTTCCTTGAATATGCGTACTACCTCGAAGTCGGGACTACAAAGATGGAACCGCGTCCGTGGTTGACATTGACCATTGACGAGATCATGGATTCAGTCAAGAGCATCTTGGGAGCAACATGACCACAACCGGATACCTTAGCGTGACGAGGAAAGCGATCAAAGCTCACCTCGCAAGCGAAGCGGTAGTGACGGCCATCACGACACGCATCAAGTCAGGGCGTGCGAGAAAGCCGACGTTGCCTTATATCCGAATTTCGATCCTCCCGGCTGCCGATCAACACGGTATTGGCTTTCACGGTCCTATCGGTCGGTTTGTCAGAGTTCAACTTGATGCCGTTGCAAAGACTCAAACCGGCGCTGAAGCGTTGATGGATGCAATCATGACAGTAATGGACGGCGCGATTCTCACCATCACAGGATGGGGAACGCCCCGCTTCGAAGGCTACTACGGCCCATATTCAAATGAAGAAATAGACAAAGACGTAAGCCACTGGCGCTGTCTCAAACGCTGGAAGGCTGTGTACTCAGGACAACAAGTTACATAGGAGGTGACTCATGGGCGCAACTGTTACGCCTAAACAGGGTTATCTATCAGTATTGACTTTCGGCGGGGATAACATCCACGTCTTGAATGACATCGATGTTGGAGGGCTCGAGATGCAGCTAGACAACATTTCCGCCCTTGGTGATACGATTGTCCCTCATCAGTCGTTTGCTCCCGGTACGATGGATCGAGGCGGGGTGAAGATTCCTTGCAACGTGGTCTATGACGCGGCGAATGACGGTGTGACGGAAATCCTGGCACACAAGATCGCTATGACAACCGACACGCTCATCTTGCTAGATGCGTTGGCGGGAACGACTTTGCTTTCGGGCACTGCGTTCGTCAACTATCGATTCAAGACAGGCATCGAAGGCCAGCAGAATCTCGATGTTGTGTTCACTTACACTGGCGCACTGACCGGTTCTCTCGTAGCGTAGGAGGTGTGATATGGGCGCGACTGTCACACCTGCGCAGGGTTATCTTGCGGGGATCTTCCGTACACCAGACATATTGGTGGGCGCTGCAAGGCGCGAGCAGTTGATGCTCAACCCTGGAATTGATGCAGAAGCATTGACGAGTTGGACTGACGATACAGGAGGAACGGCCTCAGTAACGGCAACAGCGGCTAAGGGTTGGGAAGAACGATCCTGGGGTGTTGTTATGGCCGATGCTGGCGACGGCGTTTGCGGTATCTCTCAGGTTGTCACACTGGACGATGCGATCACCGCAGCGCAAGAGGATGTCTACATCATCCATGCAAGCGTGTGGGCTAAGTTTGAGCTTACGGGCAAGACAGCCACGTTGAAGGTAACGGGGTTATCTGCCGCTGATGCTGATCTAGGGAATGGATCTGTCACCATACTCTCCGAACATCCGTACTACGGAGATACGGAATGGGGTTACTTCTCTGTGTCGATTCTTGCGAAAGAAGACATGAAGAAAGTGAAACTGGAGATCTATTCAAACGCTGGCGGGGCTCAGGAATGGTACATCGACAACATTCAAGCCTACGTGCTAGATGAGATCGCCGGGGCGTATGGAGATATGGCCTTGGATCAGAACACGCTCCTTGAAAACATCTCCACATACGCAACGATTGGAACACACGGGGAACACGTATTCTATCCCGCATCTGAAGAGCCTGCCGTCTTGGAGATTCCGTCATTTTACATCGCCGCGGAATCGTTCGCCGTAGACATGCAGGACGGGGATAGGGTATTCGTGATCCTGTACACAAAGAGAGGAACGAAGACCGCTGCTCGTTGGGAGTTCTTCGCATACATCAAGAATGTGGGAATTACTGTACCTGGTAAATCCTTCATCAAAGAGAGTGCGAGTCTCCAGCTGACGGGCATCGTTGGTTTTGCCGACCGATAGAAGGAGGAGAATATGGGCGGCTCGAATCTGGCTACTACGTATAAGAGGGTGTCGAAAGACACACACAAGAGAGACTTCATCGTTAAGGTGGCGGAAGGGGATCCGATAACGGTTACCCTTCCTCGCCTTTCCATTCGCAATCGGGCAAAGGTTGAACTGTTCGTCCAGAAGCATACGGACAACTTCACGCTCGCTGCATTGCGATCTAAGGCGGCGCTGGTCGATGGCAAGTGTCGGGGTCAAGCTATTCAGGAACTCATCACCGATGGACTACCTGAGACATTCAAGAACGACTCTGAGGCCGGTCTGTGGGGCAACATCCTGAAAGCGAAGATGGGAGCCATTTACACCATCTACGTCGACACGCTCTTCGAGGGATTGAATGAGGAGGATCTTGCCTATGGCGTCATGCTTGCCATTCAGCAGATCGAAGGCTCTGAGAGCATGACCGTCAACTATGGTGTTGAGAACTCTGACGAGGAAGTCCTGATCGACATTCCATTCGTTGACAATCTTCTAAGCGAAGAGGATGAAGGCCCGATGCTTCCCAACATGTTCTTCCACGTCGCCAACGTCACGTCTGTTGATGGCAAGGAAGAGGATCTTGCGAAGACACCTCAAGAGCTGCTTGACCGCGTGAAGGGAGATGAGTCGGGAAACGAGGAGACGGAGGCGGCGGACTAGATAAGAGGGAGGTCAACTATGAAGCGTACATCCCTGAGGTCGTCTCCATGTTTAGCTTTGACGAGGAATCAGTCTGGGATCTTGATGAGGATCAATTCATCTTCTGGGCATTGGCCGCACATCCTGAGGTCGGTAGCGTTGGGAGTGCTGGCCGTCTTCGTTATCCGGTCATGCTTGACGAGGACGCATACAAAGCACGTCAGTCAGCCGCACCTTCCTTGTGGATTGAAAGCGATTACGGACTGCAACAGATCATCAAAGAGTTTGAGGATAAAGGACTAAAGGGGCCACGTGGCACAGCCAATCGGTAGCGCGTACGCAGAGATCAAGCTAAACCAGCGCGGGTTCAACTCACAGTTGGGCGCGATGGGAACCTCATTCAACCGCACGGGCGGGAAGATGATGGGGATGGCAAAGCAGATCTCAGGCTCGTTCCTTGGAATGGCTGGAGCTGCTGGTGCTGGAATAGGGGCCATTAAGGGTGTCAATGCCGCTGTAGATAAGTTCGTTTCCTTCGATACAAAACTCCGCAACGTCTGGACTCTCACAGATATGACGTGGGAGCAGATGCAGAAGTTGGGCACAGAGATCCAAGATGTTTCCGCTCGGTATGGGCAGCTTGGAGAGGCTGGCCTTGATGCGATGTACCAGATCTACAGTGCTGGCTTCCAAGGTGCTGAAGGCATGGAGCTATTCGAGCAGTCATTGATCGGCGCTCTAGCTGGCATGACCACTGTTAAGCAACAAGCAGACGTGCTCGCCGGAACGCTCAATGCCTACGGGTGGTCTGTCGAGAAAGCATCTTATGTGAATGACGTGTTTTTCAAAG